GGAACGAAGTCGCATCGGCAGTTCGGATGCACGATGCCCTGAGAACTGCGGCCGACCTTGAACGTGCCGCCGCCAGTGCCCTTGATCGTCTGGCCGGCCTTGACCATCGGAGCATCGATCGGCAGTGCCTTCGCTCCCGGTCCGTACTGCTTCGCGACGGCGTCGCAGAACTCGCACGCTCCGGCAGCCTTGAGGAAGTGCTTCTCCTCGACGGCTTCCGACTGCTTCCAGGCGTCGATCTGGCCCTCGTGGTAGGCGTTGGCGGACTCGGTCCGAGCGATGACCTCGGCCCGGTCGCGGCTGTAGCCGTAGCCCGAGCGGAGCCGCTCGATCTCCTTCTCGATCGAGAACGTCTGGCCGAGACCGGAGTCAAACGCCCGCACCGTCTCGTCGACGACGCCCTGCACGATCAGAGCCGCCCGCTTCTGGAGAGCCTTGGCGAGAGCGTCCGAGACCGCCGGCACGGAGATCCGCCCGGCTCCGGTCGCGGCAAGGATCTCGTTGATCCGCGAGATGCCGACCGACTGGCCTCCGATCGCTGCCGACTCGAACGCCGCGACGAGATCCTCGAGCATCTTGCCCGAGACGCCCGCCAGATCCTCGAGGATCTTCCTGATCGCCTTCTCGCGGCCGTTGGCCTTCTGAGGCGTCGATGAGATCTCTCCGGACTCGAGAGCCCTCACGAGCCGCGTCTGGACCTTCTGAAGGCCGTCCTCGACGATGGACCGAATCGCCATCGCCGGCGTCTTCCGCTCGCCGTCTCGGATGTCGTCGTCGGCGGTCGGCTCGTCCTCGGCTGCCTTCGGTCGGAGCCGGTCGTAGTCGTCCTCGAGTCCCTCAATCGAGAGCCGATACCACTTCGTCTCCTCCGGCCACTCGTAGACCTTGGCGGCCTTCGTGACCGTCTCGCAACCGCAGCCGCACGCCTTCTCCTCGGTCGGCTCGTCGGCCTTCTCTTCGGCTCGCTCGAGCTCGTCCATCTTCCGATCCGCCCACGCCGCACCGGCTCCGTCTGGATCAGACGGATCGCCGCCCCACAGCAGCCAAGCGATGACGCCGGCGGACGGGTAGTCCTCGTGCCCAGGATCGGCCGCCGGTGCCTCGAGGTCGACCCTGTGCCGACCGAAGAAGTTCGCCATTCGGCCGACCGTCTCCGGCGACAGGTTCGCCCGGTTCTTGATGTCGCGAGCCCGAGCGACGCCGATCTCGGTGCCGCCGCGACCGTACTCCTCGCGGAGCTTCAGGCCACGCTCAGCGAGAGCCGCCATCTGCTCGGTCGGCTGAAGGTCGACGTCCTCGATCGCCTTCTCATCGCCGGCACGCTTCGAGCCCTCGCACATCGCGTAGGCCATTGCGACGGCTTGGTCGCGGTCGTAGCCCTCGGCAAGCACGACCTCGATGCCACGCTCGACGCAGTCATCGAACGGCTCGCCCGGCATGCGGTGAATCTTCTCTCTTTTCGCCGCATCATCGGCGGCCTTCTCCTCAGCCTCGACCATCCGCTCGGCGACGGATCGCGGGAAGCCGATCTGCTGGAGCATCTTGGTCGCCGTGTAGCCCGTCAGCGACCGCTCGCGGAGCGACTGAAGCAGCGAGGACGCGAAATAGCCGTCCATTCCGGCCTCGCCACCTGAGTCGGCGGGATCGGGATCCATGGAGAGTAGCCCACCGCCGAACCCTCCAGCAGCACCGCCGATCGGCTGGCCGTTCACCAGAAGACGATCAGCGAACTCGTCGTCGATCGGCTCCTTGCCTTCCTCGATGCGTGCCTCGTTCGGCGTCCGCCAGCCGCCGGCGACGGCCGTCTGACGCTCCTGGAGCTCGTACGCTCGGTCCGCCGGCACCGGATTATCGTACGCGAGGCAGTGCGTGTCCTCGAGCCCGAACATCGGGAGCAGTGTCTGGTTGAGCTCCTCCTCGTCCATGCGGCAGAGCGGGAGGATCGTGCCCTCTCGCCACTGAGCGAAGCCGGTCTGAGCCGATGCGAGGTTCGGATCGTTCGCCTTCAGCATCGACACCGGCACGCCGAAGACCGCCGCGATCTCCTCGACGATCTCTTCGCGGCCGGCGAGATCCTTTGGCGGGAAGTTGAGCGGCGTGAACTGAACGTCGCCGGTCATCGCGATGAAGGAGCCTTCCTTCCGCGTGCCGCGAAGCCGGTTCTCGACCTGCTGCTGGAAGCGGTCGAGCTGATCGCCGGTCGGCGAGCCCTTGACGACGACTGCGTAGTCGGGCCGCGCCGAGTTGGCGAACGTCGCAAGGTCCATCTCGTGGATCGCCTCGTTCGCCTGAATGACGCCGTACGCGGCCTCGACCTTGCCGAGCCCGTAGAAGTAGTTCCCAGGGTTCGGCCGGCGGAAGTGGATCACTTCGTCCGGATCGAAGATCTGCTTGTGCTGCGAGTCGACGCCGTAGACGTAGCCCTTGATGAACTCGTCGTCGCACGGGATGACTTCGACGTAGTGCGGAGCCAGCGGCCAGAGCTCCGCCGGCAGCCCGGTCCCCTCGTCGATGATCGGATGCAGATAGGCGTTGCCGGTAAGCTCGCCATAGAGCACTCGCAGCACCGACAGGTCGAAGCCGTTCAGGAACGGATTCGCTCGAGCGAGGAGATCCGTGATCGGATGCGAGCCAGTGACCTCCTCGAAGTCGTCGCCGTACGCGACCGCCTTCCGCATCACTGACGCCGCCGGCCGCTGCTCGCCACGAGCGTCGCCCATCAGATACGCCTTGCGGTGTCGCGGGATCGCCCGTGTGCCGACCGGCGTCGCGTCCTTCTTGGCGTAGAGGCGGAGCGGCAGCGAGGCGACCGCGTTCGCATTGATCTGAGCCGCCGCATACACCCAGGACCGAAACGACCGAATGCCGGCGACCTGCGAGAACGGAGCGCGCTGGGCTCCGTGCTGTCCGCCGCTGACGATATTGACACTCGAGCCGAGGTACTTGTCCGGCGTCGTCTGCCGCTTCTGGAGGAGTCCGAAGAGATCAGAGATCGGCATGGATCAGAGCACCCTAAAGTCGAAGCCGGTCCGCGCGGTCGTATCCAAGCAGCGGAGCGCGAGAGCGAGAGCACACACGCCGTCGTCGTGCATGCCGCTCGGAGCCTCATAGCGAACACCAGTCCGCGTGTATTGATATTCGAATGTCTCGCACTCAGTCCGCAGCCAGCCGTCCGGGATCTGGATCCGTCCGGTCTGGAACGCTGATGCGAGACCTTCCATCAGCTGCTGCTTCGAGACCTGCGTGAACTTGAAGCCCTCGACGCGAGGCTGCTTCCGTTGGAGATCCTCGACGATCGGATCGCCGACGCCGGTCGAGTCGATCAACGCCGGCACCTCGCCGAGCATCCGCTCGATGCGTCCGATCGTCTCTGACCACGGTGCTTGCCATCGCTCGAGTAGGCAGACGGAGCCGGCCTCGTCCAGACCGCAGACGACGGTGTAGTCAACGGACTTCGCGAGGTCGACTCCGATCGCCTTCGGCGGGTTGCTGGACTTCTCGGCGATGCATCGCTCGATCGCGTCGAGGCCGAACGGGTTCCCTCCGTCGTCGGCCGGCACACCGAGAAACTCCTGCTCGAAGACCTGCTTCGGGAGCTCGCGTCTAGCCGCCTCGATCTCCTCGTCGCGAATCGTCGGGTTCGTCGTCGTCGGGAGCCGCCAGGACTTCCAGCCGCCGTCGGCGATCTGCCCTCGCTCGAAGCACCGATGGAAGAAGTTCCGGCCCTTCGGCGTGCCGAGGAACCAAGCGTCGCCCTGCTTGTCGGCGAGCGTCGCGCGGATCGTCTCCTGCCATGCCGGACCGAGGTCGCGGACGATTCCGGCCTCGTCGATGATGACGCGGTCGTAGCGGCGACCACGGCCGGCGTCGACCGAGTCGAGCGACCAGAAGTCGATCGAGCCGCCGGAGATCAGATCCAGCCGCTTCTCGACGCGGTCGACCTTCATGATCGCAGGACCGAGAGCCTTCTCGACTGCTCGCCATGGATCGGCGAGGTATCGGTAGGTCGGAGCGAACCAGCCGACCTCGCCGCCGTCGATCGCGACGTCGATCGCGAGCTGCACGCCGAGATGCGTCTTGCCGAATCGTCGCCCGCACTCGAGGACGTTGAATCGGCCAGCCTCGCGGAGTACGCGGAGCTGGCCGGGATGGAGTGCATCTTCAATCGGCTCGATCGCAATCTTCATGCGTCAGCGAGAACCGCCTTCTCGCCGGTGAGGTTCTCCCATCGCTTGACGATGACGTCACAGTAGGACGGATCGATCTCCATGCCGAACGATCGGCGTCCCATCTGCTCGGCGACGATCGCGGTCGTCCCGGTTCCGGCGAACGGATCGACGACGGTCTTCGCCTGGTCGCAGAGCGTCCCGAGGATCCACTCGACCAAGTGCGTCGGCATCGTCGCGGCGTGTTGATCGGCGAACTCGTTCGACCGTTGCGGCGGTCCGTTGTAGACATTCCCGACCGTTCCATGCCATGACGAGAACGGAATCCGCCTCGAAGCGTTCTTCTCGCCGAAAATCAGAAGGAACTCAAATATCGACGTGAGAACGCCGCTTGCCATTTGCGGCGCGCCGGTGACCTTGTTCCAGATCGCGACATCGATAAGCCTGTCGGATCGATCGGCGATCCATCGCATCACGTCTCGCTTGTTTCCGGCGAGCGGTTGGACGTTGACGACGAGACACTCAGCGACGCTCTCGAACGCGGACCACCATCCCGCCATGAGGTCCGGCCATCCTTCCGGCGTGTCTTTGTGTCCCTCGTAGGCGTTTCCTCGCTCGCTCATGGTCCGATTCCCAGATAGAGCGACCGAGGATCCGAGTGCGTATGGCGGCGACGTGAAGCAGAGATCCGCTTTCTCTCCATCCATCAACCGCTCGACGTCCTCGGCCTTCGTCGAGTCGCCGCAGAGCAGTCGGTGCCGACTTCGCAATCTCAGCCGTCCCATCGGACTGCCTCCTCACCTGTCAAGTTCTCAAAGCGTCGGACGATGACGTCGCAGTAGGCCGGCTCGATCTCCATGCCGAAGCATCGTCGATCAAGTTGCTCGGCGGCGATCAGCGTCGTGCCGGAGCCGAGGAAAGGATCGTAGACAAGTCCCGGCCAGGATCTGATCGCGATAGCAGGAAGATCGACCGGGAACTTCGCCGGGTGATTCAGGCTCGAATCCTGCGCCCTATTTACTCTCCAGGTCGCATCCTGGATTTTGAGCGGTCCGGTCGTGTTGATTCTGGAAATATGGTAATCGGTCTCCCATCCATTCGATCCCATTCTACCGCCGTGCCGTTTTGTCCCTTCTGATTTCGTCGCCACGGTCTTTTCTATGCTCGTCGTCCCTCTATTGAAGTGAAAGATGAACTCGAAAGATGGCGCGCATCTCCCACCGAATACGCCGGGGAATCCTGTCATCTGATCCCACACGTACCAGCCGAACCGCCTCCATCCCTGCTCGC